CCAGGCTCGTCCGCAACACCACCCGACAGAAGAACAGGGCCGCCGAAGCCGCAGAAATCGGCAACATACTTCGTGAAGTCCTCGTCCTCGGGCATGCCTGCTGCCGCCGGGGTCATTGCCCAGGAGTAGCCATCGGCATCGGGAACATTCCAGTCCATAATAAGACCGTACTGGTTCTCTTCGCCGATCTGGCCAACCTGCACACCACCCTCGGTATCGGAATACTCCTCCGGATTAACGGTGACATAGATGCCGCCGTTTTCCATATCCAACCGCCAGCCGTCGATGAACTCACCGACATTCGCCCACATATCCTCGATGTACCTCCACTGAATACCGACACAGTAATCGTCCGTGGATGCTGCGACGGTACCGGTGTGGTAAGGCATAGAATCAGTCTTTCCGGAGGGTTCGATTTCGTAGGTTTCGGGATTACCGCAACCATGACCGATTGCACCCTGGAAGTCCCAAGTCGCATACTCCACAACCATAAGCAGACGGGTGGTCCAGAACATGGCGAAGTCCTGCTGGGAATAGCCGGACACTCCGTACTGGTCACACATGCCCCGGATGGTCTCACGGAACTGCGCCCGGGTCATATTGCCCAGCGGCATTTCGCCGGAGACAGACTGTCCCATTTCACCACCGCAATGATACCGGGCGATATACACCACATCCCTCTCACCCTTTCCGTCGCCCCGGTCCATGTGAGCAGGAGAAACAGCAAAGCCATCGGCGGGGTTGGGGGAAATCTGGATGGAGATTTCATCGTTCTCCCGGACGATACGGTAGTAGTATTTGGGGATGGAAACCATGGTGCCTGCGAACTCGTCCTCCACGATCTGCATACCTGCCCAGGGCATCAGACCATCAAAGGGAGAGCTACCACCCTCGCCGTTGACACAAGGAACGGGGTTGATGAAGTCCACCGCCCCATCGGTACGGGCGAGCTTATTGCTAACACCCACCGTCCAGGTCACGCCGTAGACATTGGAGGGGTACACGGTTTCCTCAGTGCCGAACTTGTGCCAGTAGCCATCCGGCCGCAGCATCCACTTTTCCTTAGTGGAGATATTCACCGCTTCGCTGCCGATGGTGTAACCCACCATGGATTTCACATCGGCATCATCGGTGATAAAGGCCCGCACCATCGGCTTGAGCGGACCCGTCAAAGAAAAGCAATCTCTGATTTTATCGACTCTAACGATCATTCGATTTCCTCCTTAGAGATTTGTTTTATTCAGGAATAGATAAATATTTCGACAACTCCAAATCGACAACGAACTCACCCGTTGGCGGTTCCACTGGGAACAGCAGGCCGTCCCCACTCAGCCGACCCGTGCGCGGTACCGCAAAGGTTGCAGCGGTTGCCGCAGATCCCTCAGAGGCTTCTGCAGGTTCTGCGTTGGGGGTGACCATATATTTCTGCAGGTTGGAATGGACGCACTGTGCAGCCATTACCCCTGCAAGCAGACTGTCGGCCTGTATTGCGTAAGGCTCTACGACTGTAACTGTGAGGGTGTTCGATTTTCCGATGGTGATGTCACCGTTGGTAATCATGTTTCCGACTTGCATATACAGCGTGTGCGTACCTACAACATCCGCCGGGGGCGTAAACTGTGCGCTCAGAACAGGGCCGTTATCGGTTTCTGTACCTTTTACTGCTCCATCCCATACCCAGCTTACTGCTACGATACCGTTGTCCGGGGAAATGCCTGCCATCAAGAAATAGCCGAGTGTGCGGCCTTTCGTTATGACGATATTGCCATTTTTAATTTTTCCGGCTGGGGTCATGTACAGCCAGTCTGCACCGGGCATTTCTGCACCAACGATCTCAACCGGAGTCGATCCGGCGAATCCCGTACCCTGGGTGTCGTAGTCCATAATGTCGTGACTCGACCAAACAATATTTGTCGTTTGGTCAAGAGCGTACAACGTGCCCGTACCGTCACCGACGTTGACAGAAACCTGCACCCAGCTTACGCCGCCCACCATTGCTTGATAGGCTTTGTATGTGTTGCCTTGCGATTGTCCGAAAAATGCGACGATACCGCTCGTGATGATAAACGGCATACTGCTCCGCATGACAAAGTATGTGTTGGAGCTGGGCTGATGGGATATAACAGCGTATGTGTCCCCGGTGGGAATAGTGGGAAGTGTAATCCCGTTATACTGGTGTTTTACCATCTGCCCCACCTCATTCCACAATCAGTTTCGGGTTCGATGCAGCCATGTACACATCGGTACTGTCTACATGAAGAATGTCGTGGTTTGTCCACACCACGGTATGGCCGTCGAACAATTCCAGAATACGCAAATACTTTTCAACCTCTTGCTCCACCTCGCCTTTATCGATCCAGTGCGAGCGATCATCAGAGATCCAGAACCTGCGCCGTACCTGTGTAGCTGTTACGATGCTGTCGCCCGTGGTGCTAAGCAGGTACGGGGCTGTGCTGCCAACAAACTTGTAATCTGCCTCCTTGTAGTCGCAATCGGCGTATTTGAACACTGCAACATAAGGGAATTTTTCACGGTTCCAACTGGGCGGCCCAGGAAGAATTTCCGTTCCGCCGTACAAGCACATACGGATGGTATTCACGATCCGTCGCCCGATAAGGCTCATTCCCAAGCCAAATCCGATTTGATGGGAGATGCTGTCAAATCCCGCTTGGGGTTCCACAGGTTCCTCTGTTACCTCAGTTACCGTATTGGCGGCGAGCCACACATTGCCCTCGCCGTCCAGTATGTCGTGGTTTGTGCCGATCCGCAGATACGTATTGCCGAGTACACCGGGGGCGGCCTCAATGCCGTGTTCTATTGCATCTGTCCAGTCGCCGGTATTATCAGCAATCTGCGTGTATGTCGTATCACTGTTCACGACATGGGAGCCGTTAAAGGTAAACGGGGCTGAGGAATACCAAAGGTGAATCTGATACCAGTCTTCTTCGCCGATGCCGTAATTAAAAGACATCACGTAGTATGGATAGGTCGTGGTATTGTAGACGGGCATCGCAGGGGGTGTCACATTACTGTATGCCATAACATTTATACCCCCGAAATACTGAACGCCATCGAACCGAATTTTGTCGGTATTCCGTTGGCGTTAAACTCAATGTCTTCCGTGCGGGAAGTTCCGTCGGACAGGGTTTCGGTATAGGTTCCGTTGGCCCAGTCGATAGACAGCCCGGTGGTGGATAACAGTACCGCATTTCCGGTTTCATCGGGTGCGATACCGTTTACGAACTTCACCGTCCCCTCCGCCGTGGGGACTTCGACATTGCCGTTTTCGTCCGGCTCCACGCCGTTGACGGTTTTCACCATGCCGCCGGTGGCCCCCGGCGGGTATGCGGCAAAAGAAACGGTGTACTCTTCATCTTTTCCTGCCGCACGCAACTCGAAGTTGAAACACGAGTTTTTATCCGCATTTGGTGCAATACCATAGCAGTCCGTAACCGCACCAAGTTCGTCCGTGGTGTACTGACGGGTCGCCTCAAAAATAACAAACATCGGTTTTGCATCTGCGGTGTTGATCCGCAGACGGAGCAAGTGTCCTGCGCTGATCTGTGCGACAAGCAAGCTGCTGTTTACATGATCGGTCAAATCGACAGTTACAGGTTCTTCGCTTTCGAAGTCTACCGCAACCCATGCAGAAACATCCAGATTGAAAAAAGTAACTCCTGCTGTGTCAGAACTCAAGGGGCGCTTCTTCAGTTCCTCTTCGATTATATCAAAGTTCTTATTAAGATCTTCGATATTTACCCTGTCAGTTCTGGCAGGCTTATACAGTTTATAGGTTTCGGTCTGTGTGGCCATAGCCATTCCTCCTTTCTCACCTCACCATATTAACAGCAAAGTAACGGTTTCCTCCAACAGTCATGCTGGGTAATCCGCTCGTTCCGCCAGAGATTGCCTCCTTGCTGATGGTGTTATCGTTCTTGGAGATCAAAGCATCGCTCAATGAGCCGTACAGACATTGCCAGCACACATACTGGATGGGATACCCACTGTAAGGGCTTTGCAGGTATTTGTCGGTGAAGTGCGTGGTACAGCTTGACCAGAACACTTCCTTGCGGCTACCGTCCCGGATGGTAATGCCCTCGTCGTAAACCGTGATGCTTCCGCCGCTGGCAGTACCGTGGTAGAAAGGTTCGTCCAAGAATGTGATGCCGTCATCATGGCTCCTCTGAATGAACCATACCGCAGGGGTATAGGTATGGGGTCTGTCCGAGCCGGTTACGGTGGGTGTAATCTCCGTGCTTGCCTTACCTCCGTACAGAGTGGGCAAAACATCGTTGGGGATACTGTACTTCATCAAGTCCGCATCCTCAGCCGCTGCCTTGTCCAGCGTATCAACCAGATCCAGCAGCTGATCTTCGGGGATCCACATCGTGCCGCCGCCGGGATATTCGTTTCCGAATTCATCCGTCCATACTCCATCGCCGTCATCATCGGTATAGATGGTTCCATCGTCATCCGTATAAACGATGTCCTCCCAATCGATGTCTGCGTCTTCTCCGATCAGATCCCAGTCCACATCGTCACCGAAGTCATAACCGAGGTCTCCGGCAACATCGCCAATCAGACCGCCGTCCTCGGTGAATCCGTCGCCGGACTCAATAGCGGTACTGCTCCAGCCGCTGCCCAAAACTGTCAGCCGGGAAGCTCCTGCTTTCATTCTAATGCTCATAGTACATCCTCCCGAAGAATTACTTTTACCGTGTGTTCGCCCTGGGTATTGACATTGTAGCCGGTGGTCACATTCAAGATATGATTGCCGGCAGTCTGGTCATCGGAAACCTCATAGATCAGCTCGTCATCCACGAGGATTTTTGCGATTACGGTAGCCGCTTCGTCCAGCGTGTATGCACCTGTCCATGCGATCTGCATACAGGTATTATCCACGGTGCAGTTTACCGTCAGTTCGGTGGTAAGGGTATCGTCGCCGATGATGCTTTCCTCGTCGGGATACGAGTCGATCATGATCCAGAAATCACTACTGGCATACATGGTGCCGCTGAGCGATGCCGCCCCGCTTACACCCGTTGTCTTAACCGTTTCCCTCACTGGATTGGTCAGTTCCTCCGGTGTAGCACATTGTACGGTCATTGCTCCACCGATTTGGCGAACGATACTCGTAATCGGCCCATGGCTGTCTGTGGGTGCATGACCGCCGGTAAAGGCGAGAACATCCAGCAGATCAAAGGCCGGGTTGAACGGAATGGTAGCATCGTAAGGCGTAAAGGTAATCCCCTTATGAGAATCCACGATTGCCTGTGCAGCTGCGGCACGGTTGCTGTCCTTGGAGATCTGCAGGAACACATTGGCTCCTATGTCGATGATCAGGCCGTTGTCCTCGAGAGTACCCACATTCTTGTAGTACTCTTGGAGTGCTTTAGCCTTATAGGACAAGGACAGACCTGTGTAATAGCTCTGCGTATCCATATACTCCGAAGAAAACCGGGTGTCCGGGGTAATCTCTGCAACCGCTTCTTTACCGATCCTCGCAAGAGAAAGCTTACCGTAACGATCCATGACAGCTATGGCCCCCAACGCTGCGGCCAGATGCGACAGGACATGACGATACTGCGTAACCTCGGTATCAATGTCGGCATAGGTGAAAGATCGAGACCCGTTTGGGAACTCCGTAACCTGTACTTTGTTTAAGCCCAGCTCCAGACCGCAGGCATTGCAAATCCATCGCAACCACTCAAAGGGTGTTCTGGATTTGCTGTCCATTGCCGGCAGGTCTGTGTTCGTTTTCTGCATGCCGTCATAGGCTTCGATCTTGATACTGTTAATGGCTCGTTTTGCATCAGCGATATAGAAAACGCCCATAGGGATGTCTGTATAGACGGATTGGCCGTCCATATCCCATGTAACAGATTCCAGATCCAGCCATTCGAAGTCTTTCAGATCCTCCCATGTGGTTTCACCCGGAAGCGGCGCCGGTGCGTGCAATCTCACATACAGTTTGATTTCCGCACCTTTAAGCGCCCGGGGGTCTACCGCAAGGAAAAGCTGGGATTGAAATTCCGTCGAATATGCACCGCCGATGCCCGGCAGGTCGCAGACACTGGAAAGACTTCCAGTGCCCTGCGACAGAATGCTTGCGTCAAGATCGTGGTGTGTGCCGTTTTCGAGGTCAAGCGTTCCCCACCACACGATAGATCTGTTCCGACCCGTTCTGCTGTCCAGGATTTTCTGAAAGGTTGGACTGATTTGGTACATCATGCCACCTCACATTTCAATTACATCAATGGTGAAGTCCTTATAGAGACCTCCCTCTTTGGCGAACTTCGACAGATCGCTTTGGGTGTAACTGTCCTTACCTGCATAGGCAGAAATGGTCTGAATGCCATTATCGTAATAGGTGAACCGAAACTCTTTGCCCTGCATGAGATTGTGCATCTCTGCAACTTCCATGCCGGTAATGTCGCTGTATGTCAGCTTTATTTTCCGCACGGTGGGTCGAACCCAGTTGATGTACATCAAACCACTTTCCGTGCGGCCGGAGTCGGAACTAACAATATTGTCGTTCTCAATAACGACCGAGGACGGGACATAGATAGCTGTCCCGTCCACCGCCCAATAGCCATTGGTGCATTTCTTACATAATCCCATAACATCACACCTTCAAGGGGCTTTTGCCGTAGGAGCGAATAGCCCGGTTATTTTCCTCGACCACAGTCTGGAACACCTCACGGCCACCGATGATAACCTTTGTTACACGCTGGTCGCTATCGGAATTCTGCATACTTCTGGAGAGTGCCTGCAGTTCTGCCAGGATGCTCAGCAGATAGGCCATCACTCCATCGGGATCGCCCGTGGTGGGTGTACCGTTACCGTTGGCATCAGCCGCAGCCTTGTAAGGTACAACGCTGCCAGCAAACGCAGGTGCGGAGAAACCAATGTTCTTTGCGATTGCATCCAGTTTCTCAAGCAATGCGGTGAAGCTGTTTGTGATTCTATCGGTGAACGATGCAAGGGCACCGTCAACCTCCGCAGTGGGCAGCAGGTTTTCACCATAAGTACCAGCATTGAATTCCTCGGCAATGGCATCTGCAACGCCGGTGACCGAGTCAAGGATGGAACCCTCAGATGCTACGATACCTTCGCCGATACCGTAGCCGATATTCAAGCCAACAGCATCACGGAACACACGGGACGGAGAGTGGATGCCCAAGGCCCGCTTTGCGGAATTAAGCATACTCCGGGCAAGGTTGGAAACCTGCCTGCTCAGCCAGTTCCAACCGTTGCTAAGGCCGTTACCGATACCCTGGCAGATGTTGGAGCCGATGCTGGACCAGCCCTGGTTTTTGATTGTGTTCTTAATGTTCGCCCATGCGTTTTGCGTATTGGTGCGAACAGAATTCCATGCATTCACCACACCGGTTTTGACCGAGTTGTAGCCGTTTGTAGTCACAGACTTAATGCCAGACCAGGCAGAAGAAAGAGTGGATTTGATGCCAGACCAGGCAGAAGAAGCATTGGACTTGATCTGCGACCAAGCAGACGAGACACCCGACTTGACCGCATTGTACCCGGAAGAGGCTGCCGATTTGATGTTCGACCATGCGGACGAAATGTTAGAGGACACATTCGACCAGGCATCTTTCGTCCACGAAACAACATTGTCCCAAGCGGAACTTATCGCATCACCTATGGACGAGAGGGCATTTCCGAAGAACTCTGTAATAGACTTCCATCCATTCGTGATGCCGTTCAGCAGACCCTCAATGATAAATCCGCCCTGCTCCTCCATTACGGTGGAGGGGCTATGGATACCAAAGGCAGCCTTGAAACCATCAATGAACGGCTGGAAGATGTGGTCCACAATCCACTGACCGACATTTTTGATTGCGTTCCAGATACCCTTAAAGAATCCTTCAATGATGTTACCGCCGGACTCTTCTATGAAATCCGCAAAATAGGATTTGGTGCTTTCCCAACCATCACAGAGCATTTCCCACAGCTTGCCGAGCAATGTGAGAACAAGGTTGGTTGCCGCTCCCAGAGCTGCACCCGCAAGCTCAAATGCCAGCGAAATAATCTTCGCGAAGTCAATATTGGAAATCATATTGACAAGACCATTTAACAGGTCAGTTGCGAGTTTACCCCAATCCACATTTTCAACGAATCCGACGAGCAAATCGAGTGCACCGACAAGAATATCGCTGACAAATTGAGCGATGTCGCCCATAAGACCAGCCCAGTCGATGCCGTTAATGAAATCGGCAATCTTCTGGCCAAGGCCGCGCCAATCGAAATTGGTAACGGCGGCAATCATAGTTTGGAGTGCCGTTCTAAGCATATCGGACAAATCTTTGCCGATCTGCTGGAAGTCTATCGCCATAAGGAAATCGCTGATAGCCTTAGACAGCCGCCCGGCGCATCCAACCCAATCGCAAGCGTCAATACCACCACGGATAAACTCGTGAATAGCATTTCCGAACTCTGCACCATCAAGGGTCGAGAAGAACCCCGTAAGGGTCTTCATGAGAATAGCGAGACCGCCCGTGAGGACTACGCCGAGATTTCCCCAGTCCACATTGGAAATGATTCCGTTAAGGCTTGTTGCGAAATTGGAGCCAAGCCCCTCCCAATCGAAGGTCTTGATCGTTGTGGCCAGGAACTCCAACACACCATCAAGGCCCTTGCCGACCTTGTTGCCGATTCCAGCCCAATCCACCTCAGACATCAGTCTGTTCAGATTGTCTGTCAGTGTCTTGGCCGCTTCTGCCCATTGGCCGGACTTCATCAGGCTTACCATATCCTTGACCCAGTTGGGGAGTTCTGCATCCGGGATAGGTTCTACCTTGGAATCAGCTCCGCCGCCGCTGGAGGATTTGTCAGGCATCACATTCAGTTCATCAAATCCGGCAAGATAACGCTGTGCTTTCTCAGCTGCGCCGCCTGCCTCTTTGGTGGCATCTGCCGCAGCAGAGCCTGTAATGCCCAGCAGCTTGAGGAAAGCCGTGACATAGGAGATCGCCGTTGTGACCAGATTGATGATCCGGGTAATCAACGGTCCAAGGAGATTGCCAAGGCTCGTCCAACAGTTTTCAAGCTGATTGGATAGTGCCTGGTTCGACTCCATATATTTGGAGACAGCCTTAGTCAGTACACCGTAGATAGCACGGACACCGAGCAAGCCCAAAGAAAAACGCCCCACGAGGGAGCGTAACTTCTGGAAACTCTTGCCGTACTTATTGTTGTAGAGAATAAGACTCTTGGTAGTCTGCAAAACTTTCTTCAAGCCTTTAAGCAGAAGGCCACCAACGCTCTTTGCGGCAGTTCTAACCGCCGTTCCGATCTTACGAAACGCTCCGCTTATGCCGTGTGCTTTCGCCTCTGCTTGAGCCGCTTGTGCCTTCATACGGACGAGGGCATTTGTAGCGGAATCAATCTGGGCTTTCATCCCACTTACAGCACCGGAATGGGCATTGGCGGCACTTGTCTTGGCCTCGCCCATCCGCTGGTTAAGCATTTGTTGCTTTAGATCCAGTTCGCTGAGCTTTGCGGCAAGCTGTTCCACAATTCTGATCTGCGAGGCATACTTCTGGTTCAATGCCTCAATCTGCATTGCCTCAAGCTGCTTCACATTGGTCCTCTGCTCGTCCGTTGTACTTTGAGCCAACATAGCTTTCGTACTTTTCCGGATAGCAGAAAGTTCCCTTTCATACTCCTGTAGGCCCGCTTCAGCCTTGGCCATCTTTTCTTCCGTTGAAGCGATACTCTTTGCAACTCCGGCAAGGTCCTTTTCCAGAGCCTTGATCTCGCCGCTTGTGGCAGGGGTGTTGCTGAATTCGGCAAGAGCCTGGCGCAGAGATTTAATCTTTGCTTCCAATTCTGCCGCCCTCGTCTTAAAAGAGGTCATGGATTTGGAGCTACCTTCCATTGCGGCCTTGAATGTAGGCTCAAGCCGCTGGACACTCCGTTCAGTACTCTCAATCTGCTTTTGCAGACTGGATGCCTTTCCCACAGTTCCGCTTACATTGACCGCTGGCGTACCGCCGGAGTTTTGGAGTTCGGCAATGGTGTTCTCCAACTCTCCGATCTTATTTTCGAGGTATTCAATTTTGCCCTCTGCCTCGCTGATGTCAAAAGTCACCTCGGCAGGTGCAGATGTGACACTATCCAGTTTGGCATACAGAGCGGTGATGATGCCCTCAAGCCGCTGTACCTCGGATTCGAGTTCTGCAACTCGTTCATCAGCAACCTGAGCAGTTTCCGCAATTTGACTTACAGGGGTTCGGGGTGCGTCGGTTTTTCCGAGACCGTCAAGCTGGCTCTGCAGCTCAGCGATCTTTGCCTGCAAGGACTGTACCTCCCCTTTAAGACTAGATACCGTAGCCTCAAGCTGCTGGACATATCCATCCGTACTGGCAATACCCCGGTTGTTGTTGCTGAAGGCATCTTTGAGGATTTTACCGAGTTCCTTAACTTCGGTGGAAAGAGACTTGATAGCCGCAAGCAATTCAGAGCTTCCGGCCTTAAACCCTTCCGGGTTAACTTCGGTGTCGACGATGATGGAGCCATCAGCCTGACCACCCATAAAACCACCTCCGTTTTAGCCTAACATTGCATTCAGCCGATCCTTTGCCGCTTGTTCCTCTGCTGTGAGCTTCGGTGCAAGGACACAGGCAGACTTGTTTGCATTCCAGAATTCCTGCTCCCATTTCTCCAACTTCTTGCCCTTGGCTTTCTTCATCCGCAGGCTGACGATATTGGAGAAGACCCCCTCGGAGATCTCCATGTAGTAACCGATAAAGGTCCACCAATGGATGTACTCTGCGCTACGGACTTCACATCCGGCAACCTTGTTGATCGCCGGGAAAAGCAAGGGAGAATCCTGTTCCCAATCCATTACCCGGGGTGACTTCTTTTCTTCCTCTTTCGCTCCATTGTCGATAAAAGCAAGCGCCGCTTTGAAGGCGGCCTCGTAGTCATCCTCCGGGATGGAATCGAAGTCCTCAAACAGAACGAACAGACAGGTATATACCTTTTCGCCGGGTTCCAGTTCGGGGTCAGAAAACGCACAGAGAATGTTGAGCACATCCCGGAAGTCGGAACGAATTGCGTACTGCCGTCCGTTAACCTCCAAGGATAGCGGGAGCTGCCCAATCATTTCTTACCGCCCTTGTGCTTGCCGGTCTTATAGCCGTGGGTGTACTTGCTGACGCGGTTATTGACCTTGGCGGTCTCCCGGTCAAACTGACGGCTGATAAACTTACCAACTGCTTCCAGAGCGTTTTCACAGTAGAAGCGGCCGTTCACAGGAGAGAACGGATGCACCTTACCGAAGAATGCTTCGGACATATTGCCGCCGAACAGATAGTCGCAGGCTTCGTACAGACGCCGCTGCGCTTCACGCATTGCCTCGAAACCTGCTTCGTCGTTCTCGTCCACGGTGCCGTCGCCCTTGATGTTGACATTCTCCAGAGGTTCGGTGATCTTATCGAACTCGGACATAGCCTTGTTATAGCGGTCTACCATGCCAATGTCGGTGGGCTGGAAATAGAACACGCCGATCTCGTCGCCGAACTTGTTGCAGATGGGCACCTTTACGCTACCTTCATCAACAACGATTTTCATAACATTCTGCTTGTTGCTCTCCATGGAATTTGCCTCCTTATAATGTGAAATAAGGGCAGCCCATTACGGACTGCCCTTAGATTGGATTAAGATGCCTTCGGGGTGAAGGTCTTGGTCTTGGCGTCGAAGGTGCCGGACACACGGTTGCCGGCACTGTACACAGTGAAGGGAATCTGCACACCGGAGGTGTCGCCGCCCACAGAATTGGGAACGACATAGACATCTTCACAGTAAGCCCACACGGAGGAGCCGTCCTCGTTCAGCAGGACATCAACCTTGGTGGTCTTGCAGGCATCGCCGGTCTTGCGCTCGTTGGCAATCAGCGCCAGCTGTTCATACAGAGGATCGCCGGTGTAGGCGTAGAAGGGGTCAACCTCGCTCTGCACTTCGTAGCCGTTATGGACCACGCTCTGCTCGCCCAGGATGTTCTTCTTGACCTCAACATCGGGATTCAGCTCCTCGTTGAACTCTTCCAGATCCTTGCCCAGACGGACATAGTTCTTGGTCTCCTTGCCGAAGCTGGCGTCAATGAAGTGCGCAAGGTACTTGCGTTCAATTTTGGACATAAGAATTTCACTCCTTACTATTTGTCAAATTCGTTTTCATAACGAAGTGTGGCAGAGATCGCCCAGTCCTCGATGCTGTCATCATAGGCATTTTCGAGGTGTGCCGGGTTGGATCTGCCAACAGATTTAATCACCCTGTTCCCGGGCGCAATCGACGGATATGCACTCAGCTGATAGGTCACTTCATTGATAACCACAGGCTGGCGTTCAAGCCACTTGCCGAGGGTATCAAGGAACTCTTTGACCTTCAGTTTCTGTTCCTCTGAGCGAGGTGCAGACCGATAAACGATGGTGAAGGGGTAGAGACATACTTGCTTTACATGGCCGGTGATGTCCTCAGTATCGGAGAGTATCGCTGCGCCACTCGTCGGGAAAAAGCCAATCCCGGAACTTTCCTTGAGTGTGGAAAAGGCAATCTTCCTTTCCCCCAACCCGGGGAACTCGTTCAAGAGTGCAAGCAGTACGCTGCTGACCGCTTCCGAGCCATCAAGATCAAATTTGATTTTGGGTGTAGCCATCAGCCGCCACCTGCCTTTCGCTTTACTTCGGAGATCCAGTATTCACCGTGTGCCGCCTTGGCGGTATCAAACCAGTGGGAAGTAGCCATAGGCTGGGAATAGGTCAAAGGACGATCCGTAAGGACTTTCTTCGCACCCTTTCTCGCCCATGGGCTATTTGTGACCGGGTCAACCATTACCTTGCCGCCATACTGGAAGCGAGCGTAAGGGCCGGGAAATTCCACTTGGCTACCGCCATAGTTGACCTTTGACCTCTGTTGCATGCTGCCGGTACGCAGGGGCATGTAGGGCTTGCAGTCCTCTAGCACGGTATGACCAAGCCATTCCTGTGCTTCCTGGAACTGTTTGGAGAAGCGGTCAAAGTTGATCTCCACCCTTATGCCGCCTTCCACATAGGAGATAAAGGGAAAATGGAACATCTCGGACATATCATTTGCCCCCGATCTCAAAATGAGGAAGCAGGCCGAGCCATGCCACAGAGGTAATCATGTACACACCATCATGTTCCTCGTTGAAAGCATGATATAAGCCCGACTCATATTCGTCATCCCGGATAGGTGCAGTTGACCATTCCCCGACATAAACGAAGTCCTGCTCTGGCTTGAAGGTCAGACAGTTGGCCGGAGCCGTGCCGATCTCGTATGCCTTTGGAGAAACATACGCTTTCAGACCATCGGATGTCTTGACGGCCTTTACATGGGTCGCGGGGATGCTCAGCTCCACGGCATCACTGTTGGTTCTTCCGGCTGTTTCCGTGGAGGATGTCGCCGTGATCTCCTCAACAGTTACACCACTGATAACCGATGGATACCACACGCCATTGTGGAGGTTGAAAAGAGTAATGGTTCCGTTGTGCATAGCGTCACCACCCTGCGTAGAGAAGATTGACGCCGTTTGCATCCGGGATATTGGCCAGATACTTGCAGGCGATGTCACCGATCAGCCGTGTCTGCTCTGCCATGCTTGCCGCAGCGGAAGCGTACACAGAAGCCGTAGCCCCAATCGCAGAGTAGGACACAGATTCCTTGCCCGAAGAAATGGAAGCTACGGCACCGTGGTACGATCCGTCTGCGGTTTGCTGGGCGGCAGCAGCTTGACGCTGGCTGTCAATGAGGAACAAGGCATCAGCAATGGCACACACAGCTTTGCCGACCTTAACAGAGGCCGTCTGGTCCGTGGGGAAAGCAGAGATCAGCCGACCATGCGTAAACGCATCCAGCTCGTCACTTGCCATTTCCAGCCACTTCGGAGCGGTGGTCTCGTCCAGCACATCGCCGTGGAACTTCTGCTTATAGAAGTCGAGGTCAGCGTATGCCATGGGGAATCCTCCTTACTCTTCGGCCTTTTCCTCGCCGTTCTTCTCGGTCTCCTTGTCCTTATCCTTGGACTTGCCAGAGGACTTGGACTTCTTCTCGGACACTTCCTCATAGTTGGGGGACTTCTTCATCAGGGCAATGGTGCCGGGATTGTCGGTGGACACGAAATTGCCGGTTTTCAGATTCTTGAAACGCATAGGTTTTACCTCCTGTTACAGATTAGGACTGCTTGGGCTTGAAGATCAGATCGGGGGTGACAGCCTTGGTGCCGTAGTGGTAGAACAGCTCCACACCGTAAGCCTCGGACAGGGGGATCTTCTCAGCCTTGTACTGATCGGACATGACAGGCTGTGCAACAGCACCGGTGACCTGCAGAATGAAGGGAACACCAGCAGGCATGTGGACACTGGACTTGCACTCGACACCGTGCCAGGAGTAGAACTCCTCAGCAGCAGTGTCCACATTGGAACGGGTCTGCTTGTCCAGGTTGTTACGGATCTTGCCGTAGTAGCCGGTGTTCAGAGTCAGATGCATGAACTCACGGGGAACACCGTCCACGAACTCGTTCTGGGTGTTCTCACACTCCTGGATGACGGTCTCCAGAATATCCTCGATGGCAGCGGTAGCGAGATCAACTTCGACCTCAACAGCAGCATCGGCGGCAACCTGGAAAAACTCGGTATCCAGTGCAGAGGCCATGCGGATAACATGGTTCTTGGCACGCTTGTCCAGAACACCTTCAACACCGTACAGGCTGATGTCCTTTTCCTCCAGCTCCTCGACAATTTCCTTGTCCTTGTCGATAGCCACGGTGACGGTAGCAGCCTTAACAGCGTTGCCCTTGCCGGCCTTACGGGCGGTGCCGTAGTCCTGGGGGGTAGCGTTTGCGAAACGCTTGGCCTCAACGGTACCGGCAGCGGGGTTGCCGGACAGTTCGGTGTTCTTCATGCCAGCGGAAACGAGGGACTTCATAACGCCCTCGATGGTAGTGCCATACAGTTCGGCCAGATATGCCTTACCATCTTCGGTGGTCAGCATATTCAGAGATTCAATTCTTGCCATGGATTAACCTTCCTTTCGGTTTAGAAAATTTTGGGCGGCACAAACTTACCACCCTCGGGCTTGGGATTGCCACCGGGTGCAGTAAACTTGGGTGCCTTGGCAGCTTCGGCCGCAGCCTTCTCAGCCGCAGCCTTTTCTTCGGCGGTCTGATACAGGTTTGCATCCTTTTCCTTGGCGGACTTCATGTAGTCATCCAGACCCATGAATGCACCGTCCTTCCACTTGAGGCCGCTGGTCTCGTCGGTGATCTCGGCGATCAGCTGCGCTCTGGCGTAGGGGGAAGCAACGCCGTATTCGTCCATCTTGCCTTTGAGCCAGTCGGACTGGTCACGCTTCAGGAGCTTCTTGGCAAAGTCCTTTTCTGCGTCCTCAGCCTTCTGTCTATAGGACTGGATTTCCTGCTGGATCTTCTCGGGGTCGATGCCCTCGAAGCCCTTCAGCGTGGTCTCGGCCGTTTCAAGGCGGGCCTTGTAGTCATCTCTCTCGCCAGTGAGATCAGCAATGACCTTGTCCTTTGCTGCCTTGGCGCTTTCGATGTCCTTGCCGTTCATAGCAAGTACCTGGGTGGCCTGTTCTTCGGTCAGACCGATTGCGGTGAGTTCTGCGGTTTTCATGTGGATTTACCTCCTGTAACGATTAGGCTTTTTAGGTCGTTGCCGTGACCATCGTTCCGACTTTGTTAGGACCGCCGGTAGTCCAGTGTTGTACCCTTGCCGGAGTCGAACCGGCTGAACCACGAGGGCATAAAAAAGGGGCTGCCCCGAAGGGCAACCCTCATGTAGATTGTTTGGCTACACGCCTTGCGGCAGCGGCGGCTTTTGCCGCTTCGCTTCTGTTCCACTTGGCGGCGCGCAGGCGGTCATCGTACCGCTTGAGTTCGTTATCCTCGCAGAACTTCTTATAGGCGGCGTTCTGCCGGGACAGCGAAGCAGCGGCGCTGTCATACTCTGCCTGGAGCACCTTCTTCGTCTCCGGGTCAGCGCAGTTGTCGATGGCTGTTCGGTATCCAAGGATAGCGGTCTTGGTCTTGCGGATGCTGCGTTCTTTCGCCCTCTGCTCTTGGGACAGATCGTATACCCTCTTGTTTTCCTCGGCATCAAATTCCTTGTAAGGATTATGACCGAGGGTACCGGGGCCGAAACTGTGTCTGCAGTTCCACCCACAAAGACCCTCGCCGGTACCGTAGCCGGTACATTTATAGAAGTCCGGGAGTTCCGGGGTCTTACCCGTGCGGCTGTACAGTTTGCCCTGCCACCAAAAGTGGTTGCTGGGGTTCTCTCCATTGTCGCCGTATCGGGCTCCCAGATGGGCAGAAACAAGGATAATGTCCCAGTCTCTCTCCACCATACCCTCTATGGACATATTGCCAGACGCTTGCGCTGTGCCGGTTCTAACGCACCTTAATACCGCAGTCTCTATGGTGTCTGTATGCCCAGAGGGATACTTTACCTTCGCCTGCGTTTCAATCAGCTCGTCCACCGCTTCCTTAACCGCTTCGGTATAGGATTGAGCGCCGGTGACCACCTTTAGGTGAGCTTTGTCGCACACATTCATGAAGTGCTGCTGGCTGTGGTTGGCGGTTGTCCGAGTGAAGTTATGTATCTCACCGTTGGTACGCTGGTATGTGTCGGTGAGGATCTTCATAAGCGGCTCCGATTTGAGCAGCGGCGTGGACTCAAAACCCTGTGCCACATAGAACGCATCGTCAGCATTCCACGCCCGGAGACCGGCATCTTCAAAGATCGCCAGCACCTCGGCATCGGATTTCTTTGTCCACTTCTTGATCTGCTCAACCAGTTCCTCGTAGTGACCGCCGGCCTCTTTGTAGAGCTCCAATTGCCACTTGTCTGAAGCGCCGAAAGACCAATCCTCATTCCGTGCCAGACGAGCCAGCAGGCGGCTGATCAGATCAGTGGTGATCCATACATTCAGTTCATCCAGCAGCGGATATAGGGTATCGACAATCTCAAGCAATTCCTGTGGAGTGAGCATAGCGCACCTCCTTACTCAATGCCGAACAATCCCTTTTCCATGTTGGCCTGTTCCGCTTCCTTGGTGAGTTTCTTCGCCTCTTCCTCGGTCATACCCTCGAACTTCACGAAGTACAGCCACTTGGGGATCCAGCCCTGCTGTGCATAGCTTTTCCACGACAGCTTATCTTCCTCGTAGGAATAGGTGATGTCACCGAAATTGAAGTTGATCTCATACTCACCGAGAGGAGCGACACCGTACAGAGTTGCCATAGCAGATGCGCCATAGAAAGCCTGTTCAAGAGTTTCTTTCAATGCGTCTCTGTCGGTCTTGACGGTCTGGATGGTGTCACGGTCATCAGCTTCGACCTGTGTTGCGGTGATCATGCCAGTCTGACCATCGAGGACAAAGACACCCTCAGAAAAACCGGACTTGACACCTGCCAAAGACAGGTTGAAATTGATATCCTTGATGCGCTGCTCGGTCAGCAGCGTGGGTACATGCTCATGGATGGCGGTAACATCGCCATCGTTGATGCCCAAGCCCAAGCCCTTAACGAACCGGGGCAGCTTGATATCCTTATTGACGGCATTTTGAATGACCGTCTGGCCAACGAAGGTGATGTGCTTGCTGTCCTCGACCTCGCTGTTCTTGCGGCTGATGGCAATATCGATTGCCTCAAGCTCCGTAATGGCGTTGGCAAAGACCGCCATGCCAAAGGGGCTATCTTGGTCGATGATGTTGACGCCAGGAACACGGTAGTACGCAAACAGAGGCTTTTCCAGATTGACAATGCGAACCTCGTCCTGGAGGGTCGCCCACTCCTCAACGCTCTGGAGCACAACTTGTCTGCCCAGCGTATATTTGCCAGAGCCGTTCAGCTCATTCTTGAATGCCTTGTTGGTGACGATGTAGGTGTCACCCTCGTAGCGGTGATATTCCAGCCGGGTAAAATGACCGTTGCCGTGGGATGCGTGTGCTGTGAAGATGGCACCCACGATGTCGCCGCTATCGTTCATGGCGGTCACACCGAAGTTACCGGGCAAGACATAATCCCATGCGTCACCATTCCACTTGATGATCATGCCACCGAGCCGTTCTGCCTCTGCGAACTTCTCCGGTAGGCGTTTCAGCATATCGTCGGCAAGGGTCTGCAGATAGTCTGCTCTGGCAGATCCAGAGACAGCAATGCCGATGTCAAGCATGGCCAGCTTCGCACGGGTATCCGCAATCAGCTTTGCCATGTTGACGGTCTTAATATCATCCTCGCTGTTCAACCACGGGGGGCTGCCTGTGGAAATGTCATCCCACCGTTTGATGGCATTATTCATATCGCTGGAAGTGATAAGACTAACGCCGAACACTTTGCCGATGTCAGAGCCGTTTGCTAAGAACATACTGCGTATCCTCCTCCATAGGCGAGTAAAAATATTCATCTTATCACCGCCTTAAATGATAAATTTCAACTCAGCACGAAGCACCGTACGGACGAAGTACCGCACCTGGTCCATGCTGTGGTCGTTCTCTTTGATGATGGAATCCACATCCTTTTCCTCGTCCCAGGAATATGCCTCGAACTCATTGAAGGTGTTGAGGCAGTCCCGGTGGAACAGGAGCTTACCGGCATTGAGGAACTTGGTCACATCCTGGATGCCGTTGAGGACATCGTTGTCAGCTCTCACACAGCCCCATCTGCCGTACTTCTGGATTGTCTCGATCATCGACGAAGCTGACGGGTCGATGATGATGTACTCTATGGGATAATCCCCAATGAGTTCTGCCAGCATCTTGTAGTAGGCTTCATTGTCGACACGGTTGACGCTGCCGCCTTTGTAATACAGTTCCCGGATCATGGTTGCGGTCTGTTCTGCTGGGTCATAGTCCCACAAGCCAGCCGCAAAGGGATTGACCGTGCCATAGTCGATAGCCACATAATAGCGGTGCCGTCGGCTGTAGGCTGGCATTCTGTGGACGATATGCTTGACCCGGTCAAACATGGGATAGACCAGACCTTCAGCACGGACCCACAGGCCCTGTATGTACCGGGCATAGAACACGCCGGTGTACATACCCTCGTATTCCGCTTTCTTCTTTGCGGAAAGAGATGGATTGTCGTTCATGGTGAAGTGGAGGTGCAGCATATTCCGCTTTTCACACGGTTTTATCCACTCCTCGTAAAACCAATGTGTAGGTCCTTCCGGGTTGCAGTTGAACCACAGCTTGGAACCCTCTACGGAGCATCGGGCCATGACCTGCTCCACGAACGATCGGGGCATCAATGCAACCTCGTCCAGAAGAACACCTGCCAGAGTGATACCCTGCACCAGCTGATAGGACGATTCATCACGGCCTCCGAACATGTAGTACTTGTTCGTGACATCACCGGCGCGGATAATCAGCATATTGTCACTCCGCCTGTCGGTGATCTCCACAATGCCGCTGAGGAGCTGGGGCATAAGAGTAATGACATTTCGCCGCAGGGATTGAATAGTCTTGCCACAGATGGCAAAGTTCTGGTCTTTGAAGTTGCCCATGCTCCACAGAACAAAGCCGACAGCCATACAGACAGTCTTGCCGCTACGGATGGAGCCGTCACAGATAATACCGCCATAGTCTTTGAACCGTGGTCTATTCCACCAGGTCATCGCTATCGTCTGTCTTTTGCTGAAGTTCTGGTATATCATCGGTGTCTATGTCCTCCGTGGTGGATCCAAGTAATGCCTGAAGCAGATTGTTTTCCGGCGCCGCCTTGCCATCGTCGCCACGCTCAATGCGTAGCTTGTTCAAGGACTCGATGCACTTCTGTTTCTGTGCCTGGCACCGGGTCAAGGCTTCCTCAAGCCGATGGATGATGTCATATGTTGCCTCGGTGGTGGTTGTAAGCCGGTAGGATCGTCCAGGGAGCACCTCGCCGTTGTCTACCTTTGCCCGCATTTTTTCTTCATAGATGCGTTTATCTTCCTCGTTGGAAAACTCTCGCTTCTCCTCAGATCGTACAATGCCAGACACAGCCTGTCCGCCCTTGGCTTCCTTGTGCTTCTGGATGGATTTCATAATGCGGCGTTCTCGGACAGATAACAGACTGATCTCGTCAAGGAGCAGCTGCTCACCGTCGTAATCCATTTCATCAAGCATCTGCTTCTCTTCATCGTCCAGAGTGTCCCAGAATATCCGGGAGTATCCGCCGTGCTTCAAAGCATTGGTATTACCCAAAGGTGCTCCGCCGTTATTGCCTATGGCATTGGTGTTCCCTGGGGGTGCACCCGGTTTCCGGGGTGCAGGTGCAGAGGGTGCACCCGGTTCAGCCGGTGGATTCTTGCTCTTGTAGCGACTGATCCACGACTTCACCGTGTTAACGCTCAAGCCGTATTTCTCGGACAGTTCCTTCGGCTTTGCGCCCTTTTTATAGTCAGCGATTACCCGCTTACGGGTTTTTTCCATATCGGAATTGGGAGCCTTCGTGTTACTCACACCACCACCTCGTTAAGATTGATTGTGTTGTTCCGCTGTGGAAAGAGAAAAACGGCGTGTGTTCTGCTTGTACAGAGCACACACCGCCTTGTTACTTCCCGTATTTGTTTCTTCGCATCGTGCTTTCCCAGCCCCGATAACGGTCCCGGGTGACCACATCCTCAGCGCACGGTTTCTTGCACTTCTTCTTGTTCTTCATACACATGCAGACGGTCTCACCCTTGACGATGTCAACATAGACCTTGAGGGTTTCTTTATCTTTCACGGGGAGACCTCCTTTATGGTTATTCAGCGACGAATACTGCGTCGCCTTCCTTGATGAACATGGTGTGGCCGCATTTCTCACACACGACCTTGAAATACTTGGGTGGTTTCATGGGTACCTGGGTCGCAGCGGTCTTTGCCTTTTCCAGTTGAGCAGGTGTCACGATCACAGCGTCCTTTGCTTCTTCCTTGGCTGCATTCTCCAGATATGCCGCATAGCGGGCTCTCTTTTCCTCTTCGGTTTCCGCGGAGGGTTCTTCTTCGTCATCATCCTCATAGACATTCGGAATATCGAAGTCCTCATACGGTACCGGCAGGCCGAGGGATTCAAAGTCGAAATCGAAGTCGAGGTTAATCATGTCAACCTCGTGCATCAGATCCTCGTTGATCCACTCGGAGAACTCGGAAATCTTATTGTCGGCCAGACGGTCCAGCTTAATGGTTTCCTCGTCTGCATCGGTCACCACGCAAGGAACTTCCTCCATGCCCAGCTTGATAGCTGCAGCATACCGGGCGTGGCCCTTTACGATGACGGACTTCTTATCAATGACGATAGGGACATTGAAACCCACCTTGGGGATGATGTCCACCAAGAGCTGAACGGTCTTGTCGTTCTTCCGAGGGTTCCGCACATAGGGCTTGACCTCGGAGATCTTCTTCATGACGATATTCTTAACAACTTCCATCGGTAGTCTCCTTTCGATACTTGTGGAGCTGCCGTGCCTGGTTCTCGGTGATGGCAGCCCGGGTGTACGAATGGTTTTCGTACAGTTTGGCATAGCCTGTGATGTGCTTGAGCCTTACCAGCTCTTCCGGTTCCAAGC